TTCGCGCTTTTCGAGACGTGCTTGCGTCTTGCCTTTTTCCTTCGCCAACTCGTCCATCGTGGCCTTGAGCGCATCCTGCAATTGCTGCACTTGCATTCCAAGCATTTGCTCGTTTTGCGTCGGACCCTGACCAAGCGCCTGCGGCGGGACCATGCGCTTCAGTCTCTCGGCTGCTTCCTCTGCCATCGGGAAGTCGCCAGCTCTAAACATGATGTCACCAATGATATTGGTGAGCGCTGGGGACTGCGTGAGGATGAGGGTTAGAGCGTTAAATGCCTCCTCACGGCGTGTCGCATATCCCGGCCCGACATCTGCCTGCACTTCATACTGCCCAATCGCCGGGTTCAAAAGGCGAGTAATAACCTCATTGTTCTCATTAAGTTCAAGCATGTGAGCTTGTTTGAGTTGTGGATCGAGCTTGACCTCTAAACTTTCCCCGTTTTCAGCCAAGATCATCACAATTCTATTCGTGTCGTAAAGTTTCGGCACCAGATCCAGAATGATCTTGCCCACCTGCCGGATCGCAATCGCAAGGTTATCAATGAAATGGTAAGTAGCACGATCACCTTGACGCTGACGTTCAGCAATCGCCTTTCCAGTTCGTTCATTCCCTTGTTGCCCCATCTGATTTTCGTATTGCCCGGAAACCATCTGCATTTCCATTGCAGCGACTTCCATTCCCTTCAAGGCAACAGGCGAAGGAACGGGGGGCTCAACTCTTGCGGGAGGAGGCAAAGGTTTGCCATCATCACCAACAGATTTATACGGCAAATAAGCATGGTTCTGCCTATTCGCTGTAGCCCAATATTCTTCAAAGCCCTCGACCGTTTCGACCCCAACAATCCAAGGAGTCTTTGACTGCAAGGCACCATATTCCACCGCACTCGAGGCCCAGTAGTTATACATCCGCTGTGGATCTTTCATGGCCCGTGTGTGGCCTTTACGATCCATTCTTCCTTCAATGATGATTTCTTCCCCAACCACTGGAATGATCGGGATGGTCTTTCCAATCCACTCTTTTTCCTCAGACTCAACAATATGTGTGCCGATGATGAAATGGTAATGGATGACTCGCTTTTGAACGATGCGTTTGCGTGTCATTGGGTCAGTAAAAACTGCGCTTTTTGGATCAACCTTGCGCAAATCTGACGCAAGAATTGTAGCCGGTTGTCCGTCCGGGCCGTCAAACATCAGCAATTCATCTTCAACATCTTCGGCTTCAAAATATTCCGCGACCCTCACATGGTCATCATCTCGCCAGCCCCTGTCACCAACAAGACCTTCCGTCCCCATGTATTTCACATACTGCGGATATTTCTTCTCAAAAACATCCTTCGGCATGTCTTCAAAGATAAACGCGAAGCGCATGTCTTCTTTTGCCGGAGCCCTTGCATCCGGGTCGATGTAGACCGTCATCGGATCTGGAATTGACGTGATGTAAATGTCTTGGTCGAAACTATCTTCAGACACATAGTCTGTAATCACACGCAAAAATCCAAGCCCCGCTTGCACTTGAAAAGTGGTCGCAACATCATAATGCGCCGGGGCGTTTGACTGATACTCAATATGCCTTGCTATTCCGTCCCAAATTCTTGCAGCCTCTGCGGTCGCACCATTTCCCGCAGCTCTATACTTAATCCCCGGCTTATTCATCTTGGCATCATTAATGATGTTCAAGTTGTGCTGACGGGTTTTATTAATCGTAAGCGCGGGGCGCTCGTCCCTTTGCCTATCGTTCCACATCCTTGTCGGCCATTGGTATTTGTTGTCTGCGTCAGCATTAGCAAACTTCAAATCATCCAAAAACATGCGCCTTGCATAGCTCTCCCAATCCTCACAACGCCGAAAACGATCTTGCGCTCTTTTGAAGATTTTCTGAAACTTCTCGATGTTTTCGTTTGTAGGATTTGACATGTTTTATCCCAACCATCCAAGGCTTTCGCCAAATTGCTGCACTTTGCCCATCAGACCGTGTTTCTTCAAAGCACTTGTAACATGCCGATGTTTCGTTGTCTCGCCCCCTTGCGAGGCAATCGCCATATACCGAAAAGCGTCAGCTGCGTGTGATGACCAGTCATGCACAGGTTCTGACGATAAAACTTCTGTCACAGGGTTTTCTTCATAGTGATAATGGCGAAGAGCATGAAGAAGTTCTTTTTCACATCTTGCGGCATCAAACCAGCAAGTGGGGAATATGCTCCTTGCAGCGACAATGCCGTCGAATTTAGAAAGACGCGGGACAATTCTGACCCTAAACCCTGCGTCTCGCATTTGTTCTTCGATGGACTTTTTTGATCCGAGCGTTTTAGCTCTTGCATCGTGGGGCAACCAACACGTCCCGTATTCATAAAGTTCTCCTGTGCCCGACCGGCGTGTGCGCAGCACATGAATATAATGGTCAAGGCCTTTTAATCTATTCTGGTAATAATCCACGACCCGTCTTTGCATTCCTACATATTGTTCAAAAATGATAGCTGTATGGTCACTCCTACCCAAGTCCCAATACAAATTGACAGCAGAAGAAGCATGATGTGGAACATGCGTGATCCGGCCTTCTTCCGCACAATCTCGAAGTTCTTCGGCATAAACCGCCCCTTCCAAAGTCTTTCTGCATTCCCCCTCCCAGACATGCAGATACGCATCGCGGTCTTTGGATTTCAAATCCAGCATTTCTTGTTTGAGAACCCCCGGAAACCACGGGTTATCTCGCCAAGAAATCTTCTGCACTATCGCATTTTTAGGAGGAGATAGAACAAAACGCTGGTAAGTATCATCGGACTCAAGCTCAGGGTTAAACGAAACCCATATCTCAGAGCCCTCCTTACGGATCGTCGGTATGAGGACTTCCCACGAGTTTTTCGTGACCTTATTCGCCTCCTCAACCCAGCATATGTCCACACCTTCATATGACTTAATCTTCGTGACATTGTTGCGAATTCCTTCGAAAGAAAACTCGCTCCCTGTCGATGGACAAAAAATCCTCGCTTGTTCAATCTGGTAATATGGCAAAAGGCCCAAGGACTCGATTTGGTCTGAAAGGACTTTATGCACGGAGTCACGAATGGAGTTCTGCAACTCACGGGCGCACAATATCCTAAGTTCCTTCTTTGCGGCCAGCACTACAAGCGCCCTCGCCATACCCCATGACTTTGAGCCACCTCGACCGCCGTAAAGCACCCGATACCTCACAGGCAGATCATTGACCTTTGGCCAGAACAAGCATTGGAGCTTTTCCGGCCATTCAACAACTTTAGCCTGTGAGGTCGTAGGTGTTAGGTCCATTCTATATTCAATCCAAAATGGGGCTAACTATTTCTTTTTCTCATACTTTTTCATTGCTGCGCGGTCCATGGCTTGCTCCTTTTTCGAGCCTTCCTTAATCCCTTTTGCGGCAAGTTTCTTGTCCATCTTTTTGTCCATTGGGGATTTCTCCCACTCTTTCATGGACATCTTTTTTGGAGCTTTTGCCATTACTTACCACCTAACTTTTTAGAAGTCTTCATGCCATACATTGCAGACTCTTTTTTGTCAGCTGCAAGCTGCTTGTCTTTCGTCGCCATTTCTTTGGCTTCTGATCTTTTGACCGTCTTCATCTCAGCCTTATTCATGCCCGAAGACTTCGTGAGTTTCTTCATGTCATGATGATCGCTCATACGATGGCAACCTTCACCACCATGCTGAGATTTGAAATAAGCCGCACCACCTGCACCTGACATTTTTTCCATCACAATCCCCTTTTAATAAACCTGTCCCAAACCTTAAACCCGATCTGCATGGACAGGTATGTGCAGCCGAGAATTGGAGCGAAAACCGCTGCCACATCCGACACCGGTTGAATAGACTGTAACCACAGAGGTGAAGAAATCATGCTTGCCGCCACTAACGCCCCTGCTTTTTCGCTTGGTGTTGAAAAGAGGATGTTCAAAAATTCATGCAAAGAGTCATGGTGTGTCATTTTATCCATCCGCATTTCAAGGCCACGCCGACCGCATTGTGTTCCCTAATCTGCGCAATTGTAGGCGCAGTATCATGTTTTGAATAGTAAATAGCTCTCGCGGCCTGACAAAAAGTCGCGGTATTAGTCACGTCTAAAGGGGTCGTTGACTGGCAGGCTGTCAGGGCGAGCGGCAACATCAGCCCGAACAGCCTCCCTCGCAGCAATCGCAATTTGAACATCATGGATTTGCCCTTTCAAATCATCCAATTGCTGCTGTGCGACCCCTGACTGCACAAGTTGTTGTTCGTGCAGCCAATTCATAAAACTCACAATCGCAGAGACAATGCCCGAAAGCAGTCCTATGATTGTGGTGATGCTCATTTCGCCACGCCCGTCGTGCTACCGTCTTTAGCAGCAATCAAACCCAGCGCTGAAAGGATCATGGCGATCTGGGAACCGGAGTCTGAAGGGATCGCAAGACCGGGAATATTGATCCCAGCGTAATGCAATCCAACAAGGATCGCCAGCAACACACCAGACGCCGTCGTACGCCAGTTATTTACGAAGTAGTTCTGAATAATCGCGTTCATTTTGAACTCCTAATTGCAGTCTTTTGGATGTGTCACGCAGTCGAACGCTGCCTTTTCGACCGAGCAACTCGTTAAAAGTGAAGATATGGCACACAATGCAAGGATAAAAAACAGTGTTGCCATTAGACTTTGCCAAGTGTCTCGTGTCATGACACCCTCGCAGCTTGAAAGTGCATTCCGTCCTTTGATCTTCCCGCCCAATCGCCGCCCCAAACCCAGCCTTCATCTTTGAAAGCCTTCACAACTTGCGGGACATGTGCGAAGTGCGGATCTTGGTCGTGGAAACCATTTCGTGGCGCGTCCAGATCAATCGCTGCGCCGTAAGAGTGCATTGATAGCGCCGATCCGCCTCGCATCACACGGTAATAATATGAACCAGAAAACACCGATACGCCCCAAATATCGATCATTTTCTGGTCATGACCGGAAGCATCCCAGATCGCCTTGAAAACCCGACCCAAGCTATCGGCACACTTTTTGTTCATGCTTACAGCCGTGACAGGTCGGCCTAAAAACTGCATCTTAAAAGGAACAGGAACTTTGACTAAGTTCGCCTTTTCCCATGCAGCCGAAGCTCGTCCGTTTCGCCCTCTTGGGTTTCCGTAAAACGTGTCACATTGAGATTGTAACGGCCACATCATCATACCCTTTCCATTTTACGGACTTGGAGAAATGATATTTTTCTGACACTGAGCTAAATACGTTCCGCTCGGTAAATTTACAGTTGAGCCTGTGGTGTTTGTGGCGACAACTGTTACAATATCTGTTGCACTAACATACCCATTAAAAATAATCCCAGATTGATTTCCTGAATAAGATATGCTTACAAGATCGCCAATTGTTGCGCTGCGAACAGAAAAACTGAATGTAATGGATGAATTTGCTGCTACTGAAATTGGCCCAGTTGTAGTTCCATAAAAAGTCATTCCTGTATAATTGATTAAATTTGAAGTGAAGCTAACTGGCCCAAGAGCATTGCCATCAAGATTGTTATTAGAAACGAATATTGCATTAGAAAATATTCCGGCACCCGCGTCGGCTATACCGTATTTTTGTGTTCCAAATGTAGCGTTAGTATTAAAACAGCAGTTATTTGAAATGATACTGCTGCCAGCATTATAAGTTGCATCAATTGACCTAATAGTAATTGCAGGAGAGTTCCATACGGGATTTACATTAACATACTGATTGTTGTCGTAACATTCATTGCTTATAACAATACAATTTTGACCGCATATTTGAATACCAGTGTCTGCACAGTTATAAACAACATTGTTGGATATAATAGAATTTCTGCAATATAATTCCATGCCACTTTGCACAGTGAAATCACTATCCATTGTAGTATAATCAGAATGAATAACATTATTAGCAATAACATGCCCCACCGATTCTGGAACATTTTGCAGAACAATACCACCTCCATATTTATAACTATAAATATGATTATTAGTTATAATATGTTTGCCTCCATTTAAGTTCATACCAGCGCCGCTGATTTCATTATTATGAATAATGCAATTATCTCCGGCAGTAACATTAATAGCTTGATTTAATGTTTGAATAGGAGTGCCCTGTATATAGCAATCTTCTACTACACCATAACTGCCAGATCCTAATGCAATCGCTATATATCTATTATTCAAAAGCCTGCAATTTCTTACTGTATTTCTTGGCTGATCAGCAAATCCAATAATAGAGTAAGGAAAAACAGAGGCTGGACCGGGATCAAATCCTAAATTTTCAATAAAACCTCCAGCGCCAAAATCATAATGGATCATTTCTCCGGTAAATGTTGATCCAGATTTTGCTTGTATCACACAAGTAAGAGGATCTTCTCCAATAAAATTCCGACTTACATTACAATATATATAATTTGAAATTAAATATGTTCCCGAAGGAAAATATATAGTTCCTCCAACGGGAGTTGCAAAAACACATGCTTGGATTGCCGCTAAATCATCCGTTACACCATCACCCTTCGCACCATAATCTTTAACATTATAGGCATCAGCAAATCTATTTGCTAAAGATCGTGCAGTTGTAGATCCAGTAGCAGTTGCAGTAATATTACTCATTGGAATAAATTGCGCTGGACCTGTAGTTCCAGTTATTGGTTGACCAAGCACATCTCCCGGAGGAACATTGTTAATAAATGCTCCGGGAGAAAGGTTCAAAAGTTGCCATTGATTTGTCGCAACCGCTGTAAATAATCCAGCTATATTTTTAGGTAAAAGAGCGCCTACAACTCCAGCAATACCATTTATAGTTGAACCGCCATCAGCAAAAATTCGTGCGTCATTCACGCCATTGTTTACAACAATAAAAATTTTACCCGGAAGTGCTTGTGGAAGTGTCAATCCCGCACCAGCTGCCGCAACGGTAGCAACATTCGTAACCGCAAAAGTTATTTTTGTTGAAGTATTTAAGGTTCCCCCAACAGTCGCGGAAACAGGATCAGATACTGACCACTGAGGGTTAGCCATTCGGTCATTCAACTGATTTCCGTCCGTCAGGCGATAACCGGGGGCAAATGGATCTGGTGTCGTCATGTAAACAATCCTCTAAACGTCAAAACCCTATCACAACAGTTTCCATTTTGCACCTGTCAAGCTGCTTCCATCGCTTTAAGGTTCCCTTGCAACCGCCCGTCTTCTGGCGCAAGGGCAATGGCATTTTTAACATGCTTCACAGCTTCTGCATTTAGACCCATGTTAAAGGCTGCAATACTTGCCAAATCATGCGGAAGCGCCCCCCAGCAAACCGGATCACAAGTGTAAACAGGCTCCCGATATGTAATCGCCAAGGCTCGAAGCGCCGCCGCATAACAATCTGCCCAGCGTCCCTGCCGATAGAACATGTTCGCCAATTCCACCCAAGGCTCACGGGTTGTCGGAGCTTCTGCACATGCCCGATGGAAATAACCTTCGGCCTCGACAATTTGCCCTTTCGCTTCATAACATTTTGCCATCACCCGGAAAGCATAGCAGCGTTCATGGTGCCAAACGGAATTCGGAAGGGCTAAATACCGATTGCACTCGGTAATGCTTTCGTCGTGTCGGCCATGAAAGTGCAGTTCACGGGCATAGTAAAACGCATTTCTTGTGCAATGGGGGTCTTCCTTAACCGAAAGCGCCAAGAGGTCCAAATACTGCCCGCGAGATTTGTGCGGATCTGCATGATGGGAGACAAGAAGTTTGTCCGTGTGCGCCCAGACCTCCGGCACTCTCGCATCCGGCATAGGGTATTCATGGCACGGGTGGTGCCAATGGTAGCCATGGCGAGCATGGATCTTTTCATAAAGGAATTGATGCCCTCCGCCCCAATCATACATATATCGCAAGCGCGTGGTGTTTGGCTCCCAAACTCTCTCAATTTCCTCTCGCCATCCGGGCTCTAAAACCTCATCCAGATCCAGACTTACACAAATGTCCACATCCTTCGGAACAAGCGCCAACGCCGCATCTCTTGCATGGTCAAAGCGCCATGGGGTGATACAAATCTCATGCACATCTGCACCACAATCCCATGCAGTTTCAACCGTTTCATCTGTGCTTCCGGTATCTGCGATCAGCACTAAATCCGCATCTCGCGCACTTTCGCAGAACCTTTGGACAAATTGTTCTTCATTCTTACTAATCGCATACACGCAGATTTTGGGTTTCTTTTTAGGCAGGGGCTCAGCCGGATGTTCCGGCCCAAACCATCTTTCAGCGTAATCTGGGCGATTTGCCCTCAACCACCCGACAGCCTCTCCATTTAGTGTGGCGAACTCCTGCCCGACCGTCTGCGAGCCCACATGGTGAATATAGGACTTTGAAATAAAATGCTTAAAGCCCTTTTTACCCATATCCAGACAAATCACATCATCTGAATACCAATTTAGAGGCGGAAACTGGGCTTCTTGAAAAGCGTCTTTATGCAGCCAAGCAAACAACGGAGCCACAATATCTGACTCCCTCGCCTGCAACTCCCAATCCCACTTATTATAATACGGGCTTAAAGTGTTGTGGGCACCATTTTGATACCGCACGTTCTGTCTATGCGCTGCGGAGTCCGAATGTGCCGCCACAAATCCAACCTTTCGGCCATGCTCTGTGCGCTGAACTTCCACATCTTCAAGGAGATTTTTATAAGACCACGGAGTTAAAACAATATCATCATTCGCAACAATCACTTCATCATATTCTTCGAAAACTTTTTGAAGCGCAGCATTATAGGCTTGCCCGAAAGTCGATTTTTCGCCCTCAAACACAATTAGTTTTGTGTCCGGGACATAGCGATCAACACTTGCTTTCAGCACTGGCACACACTTACCATTCACTGTGCAGACCACAATCGGCACAGCCTTTGGCTTGAACCAATACCAAACGTCATTGTTAGTTTGTAGGATCGTCGCACCGACTGACGACGCAAATTCATTAACCGCTCTATTCACCCCTTCAATCACGTTGTAATCGTGACCAGCAAAAAGGCCCCCATCTTTAATTTTTGGGTAAAAGTTTTGGCAGTCCTTTAGAACTTGTTCGTAAGTGTGCAGCCCATCGATAAAAATAAAATCACAAGAGGCATCTTCGATTTTGCCCGCAGCTTCATCTGAAAACATTCTGTGATGTGTGATTTTCTTTTGAAAATCTGCAGTATTCTGCAGAAATTCCTTATAAGTTCCGCCTTGTGCATTTGAAGTAAGTTCGTGCCCGTTCCAATCCACATAATCTGGATAAGGATCGATGCCGTGAAGTGTCAGCCCTTCAACATTTTCAAACAAATGTTTTGTGGTATGACCAGCACTTAGCCCAATTTCAATACCCGTAGGCTTATTAAATCGTTGCAGTAATTTTGGTAGTCCGGCTCCAGATATAAACATATGAGTTCCCTCTCCTCATATTAAATTTTCAATTCACCTCAAGTTATGCTTTCTATTCAATCAACTGGCGTTGCTACAGTGTTCCAAGGAATAGGCATACGCAGCACAGGCGGGTTAATTTGGTCTGCAATTTGTTTATCGAGAGCAGTGTTCAGCTCACTTACTTTCTCTGCACCCATAGCAGCCTCTAGCCAACCTTCAACTTCAGCTTGCGTTAGTTGAGCGTATGGCGTGAATGGTTCAGCTGGATTAAACTCGATAGTTTGTGAGCCGTAGACATCAGCGTTGTGTGTGCCGTCAGTTGCTTGACGACGCCAATGCACAGTGAACACAACATCAGTTTCGTTTTCGTGTTGTGGGTAACATTCGAGCTGAGAGATTACCCACGAATAGGTGTTAGCCATTGTTGTTTCTTATGCTCCTGCCATAATTACCCAGTTAGTTCCGTCAGATTGAAGCATCGCCCAAGAGCCTGCCGTTGCAGAAAGGATAGCCGTTCCTGCCGTTGAGCTTGTTCTAGGGACAACATTTGATGATGCGGAAACTACTGTCTGAGCGGCGATTGTTTTTACATGAAGTATTCTACCGGGATAGCTTGATGCTGCTTGCAATGTCAGCGTAATTGAACCAGAGCCGTTAAAAATAAGGCTACTGTCACTATCAACCATTGAGTAGTTTGAAGTTTGGGTTGTTGGTGCTGCAAATGATGCGGGGCCATTTACTGTAAGAAGTGCTCTGACTGCAGTTGTCCCGACAAGCAAGCTCCCGCCGCTTGAAACAGTAACAGCGTTTGCAGCAGCTAGTGTTGATAATGTTATGGGTTGAGAAGTAGCTCGCGCATAAATGTAAAACCCATTACTTTCCGCCCCAACCCACCCACAAGCAGATCCAGCATAATTATATTGGGTATAACCTCCGCCTGAAGCATTGCTTATGGTGAGAAATGTGTATCCACCCACTGAATTTGGAGAACTAGTCCCAATACCTAAATTAGTTCCATCAAAATATAACTTAGACGATGAACTAAAAGCAGAACTCCCAGTCCCATACGGTATATACCCAGCTGTTAAACTGGTGAGGCCAGTGCCACCATAAGAAACGCTGACAGGATTTGACGAGTTAGTGAAAGACGTTCCCCATGCAGTTCCAGTTGAAACCGCAATGCCAGCTGCAGGATATGTCGTAGGCCCAGTAGCTCCAGTAGCTCCGGTAGGTCCTGTAGCTCCACTTGTTCCATTTGCACCAGTAGGACCAGTAGCTCCAGTTACACTTGCTCCAGTTGATCCTGTAGGGCCTGTGGGGCCAGTTACACTAGGGCCTGTGGGGCCTGTGACAGTAGATTGCGCTCCTGTTGCACCTGTAGGTCCGGTCGGTCCTGTGACGGTCGAAGCGGCTCCAGTTGCCCCCGTCGGTCCTGTAACACTTGGACCGGTTGCCCCGGTAGGGCCTGTGACTGATGCTCCTGTAGAGCCTGTTGGGCCTGTAGGTCCTGTAACCGTTGATGCAGCCCCTGTCGCTCCCGTAGGACCAGTTACGCTTGGTCCTGTTGGGCCTGTCGGGCCGATATTAGTCGAAATTATAGGTGTAGCTGTAAGAATAACGCCCGGAGAACGCGGAGTTGTTGGCGACGTTCCTACCGCAATCGTTTGAATAGAAACAGATGTGCTTTCTGTTTGCCAATACATTTGAATATATTGGCCAGCAGTAACCTCAACGATAATATTTGCCGCAGCAATTAACGCACCATTCACACTGCCATGGGAAGAAGGAATGGTAAATTGACTGTTAGTGTCAGCAATATCTGATCCATTTTTACGGAACCAAACATTTGTGTTGTAAATTGAACTAGAACTATTCGTGAACTGAATTGAGAACTGGATATTGTAAGCTCCAGCTTGCGCGAAAGTTACTTGACTTCCGCTTACAATACTTACTTGATTGCTATTGGGATCAGTTGAATTAAGACCAATCGCATAAGCTACAGTTGTCGAAGCCGCTGTTTGGTTTGTTGTATCGAAGAACGAGCCCCAATATGCAACACTTCCACCCGGACCTGTCGGGCCACCTGCACCTGTCGGACCCGTAACTGACGGACCAGTAGCACCAGTTGGACCAGTTGGGCCAGTAACTGTTGATTGTGCCCCTGTAGCTCCAGTGGCTCCAGTAGGACCAGTAACAGAAGCTCCCGTCGCCCCGGTTGATCCAGTAGGTCCTGTAACACTCGGCCCCGTCGGTCCGGTTACGGTTGATTGGGCTCCAGTTGGACCAGTTGCACCTGTCGGGCCTGTTGGACCTGTAACTGTGGATTGAGCCCCAGTAGCACCCGTTGGGCCTGTGACATTAGAAACCGGACCTGTCGCACCTGTTGGACCTGTCGGACCAGTTACCGTCGAAGCGGCACCGGTTGCACCTGTGGCCCCCGTCGGGCCAGTAAGACTTGCGCCTGTCGATCCCGTAGCACCTGTAGGTCCCGTGACGCCGGTAGGGCCGGTCACATTAGATGCTGCACCTGTAGCCCCTGTGGGACCAGTTGCACCTGCAGGTCCGGGCGCTCCATTCAAATTCACTGTCCAGCTTGTAAACGTGCCAGTGCCCGTAATGGAAGTGACATTCACAACCATCGCGCCAGTGCCAGAATTATAAGACGTGACCGTGCCGACCATGTAATGGGTCGAGTCGTTTGCGATCAACACCTGCTGCGCAGTGGTGTAGGAAAGCCCCGTGCCAACAGTCAAAGACTGCGTTCCCGTCGCAATCGTCAGCGATGTTGTTGAGGTCGTCGGATAAAGACTGCCCTGTGCGCCCGTAGACCCAGTTGGTCCTGTCGCGCCAGTAACGCGAGGGCCTGTAGCGCCAGTTGCTCCTGTAGCGCCAGTTGTCCCCGTAGGTCCAGTAACTCCAGTAGGCCCTGTCCAGCCCGTAGGGCCTGTACATCCGGTTGGTCCAGTTATGCCGGTAGGTCCCGTCCATCCAGTTGGTCCGGTCCAGCCTGTGGGTCCCGTCCAGCCTGTAGACCCTGTAACTCCAGTTGGCCCAATCGGTCCAGTTGTCGTAACAATAACGCCGTTATTAATCCACTGCGATCCATTCCAGATCCACAGCACATTTGTGTCAATTGCAACATACGCATCACCGATTTGACCAGTGTAGCTGTAAGGGTAGCCCGGAAGGCTGGTCTGTGTGCTAACTGTGCCTTTATAGGTGATGCTGTTGCCAGTTGGACCCTTGATGCCAGTAGCACCAGTTGGTCCTGTAATGCTTGCGCCCGTTGGTCCAGTTGCCCCCTGTGCGCCAGTATTTCCAGTATTTCCTTGTGAGCCTTGTGCGCCAGTAGGCCCAACGCTGCCGGTCGCTCCAGTTGGCCCAATACTGCCTGTTGCTCCTGTGGAGCCTGTAGACCCTGTGGGGCCGGTAAGACTCGCGCCTGTCGGACCTGTCGCGCCAGTAGGACCACCCGCTGGGCCTGTCGGACCAATCGGCCCTGCCGCAGAAACTTGGTCAAAATTTCCCGTAAACGGATTAAAAACCCAATTCGACATTTTAGCTCCGTGTCACGGAAATCAGATTGTTCGATCCATCATACGCGAGGGTCAAAGTCGCTTGCAGCGTTCCACCCGAACCATTCAAATAATATCTCACAGTTGTAAGATTTGAGCCAGTATAACTCAAAGACAAGTAATCATATTCAACTGGCGCAAGCGGCGTGAGTGCGACAAGCCCCGGCGCGAACTGCGTAGTGGACGTTGGTGTCGCTACTGGCCCGACTTGAACAAGCGGCCTCGGCTGACCTTGATAAATCGGGACAAGAGTTGCATTTGGATTAGACATCTTAAAACACCCTACATTAGTATTCCAAAGTGCCTATCACAGCCGTGCTGCTTGCAGTAGCACAATACAACGCCGCAGTTAATTTTGTCACGTCCAAAGTCGTTCCGGTCGGCAACGGAAAACCTGTCGTGCTACTTACACCATTCGCTCCAAGATAAACAGTCGCGCCGCTGGTGTTGGAAATGAAACGTCTTGACTTCGAGGTTGTCAGGCTTTCAAGAGCCTGCACCGTTCCCGCAGTTGTGCAGGTGATTTGTGTAGAGGTAACAATCGTGCCCGCGAAGGCTTCACAATAACTTGCATTATTCGGATCACATATGGCCACATCACTTTGAATGCTGCCATTTGGCGCTGCGAAAGCCCCGGAAAAAGTTGCCAGCAAGAACGCTAAACTTTGCCAAAACTTTTTCACAGTTCTCTCCAAAATTTCCAGCAAGGTGAAGGGGGCTAGGCCCCCTTCATTTCGCAGAACTTAGTTATAAACCCACGCAAACGTGGACTGATCTGTCGAGCCACACAGAACAACACGGGTAACTGTGCCGGTCGAAGAACCAACTGCCGTGCCGGTAGCACCTGCAGCTGCAAGCGTCAGGCTGTAAGCAACACCATTCGTGATCGTAGAACGAGCGCCGTTAAGTGCTGACGTGCAGGAAGGCAACGTCGCAATCGTAACAGGCGTTGACAACACATACGTCGAAACGCTTGAACCAGAAAGCACATACGCACGAAGCTGTGAGGTCTGGATAAGTTCGGTCTGTGGCTGAATGCTGCCAACCGTCAGACCAGAATAACTCTGCGTCAAATTCGTATCAGCTGGGATCGTTTCATTACCCGTCAGCGGCAGGGTCGTAGCATTACCCGTGATTGGGCTCGAGGTAGCAAGCGGATAGCCAGGAAACTGGCCAGCAGCAAAAGCAGCCGTTGCGCCGAAAAGCGCAAGCAAACTGCCATAAAGAGCAACTTTCTTCATCATTTGCCTCTTATGTGCGAGATCGCATTGCGCAAACCGTCACCTTGCGCGGGAGTTCCAACATTCTGTGTGACGCCAGATTGGTAATCGGGATTTTCCGAAGGAATACGGTCTTCTGCTTCATAAACCGCATTACCCTTCCGAGCAACCTTCGAAATCATCCCATCTTCACTCATTTCATATCCGAAAGAGTGGTGAATTGTGCCCGCTCTTGATCCGCGCACTGGCCGTGCTGCCAAAATCTTCGCGCTATCATTACCTTTTGCCATGGGCCTCGCCCCTTTCGCATTCAGCGCACAATATTCAACATTTTCGACCATTTAGTCAACCCTACGGGGCCAAAAACATCCAGAATTCCGCTTAAATCGGCCCTCTTTCAATCCAATGCAGGGTCGGGATCACGTTTTGTGTCTCTGCCCTCAAAATTGCCCCTTTCAAGGTGTCTTCGACGAGTTCTAACTGGTTTTCTTTGCTCAAATGTCTTGCAGCCACGATGCCAAGGGGCTTTTTATCAGGCCACACTTTGCGAGCAATCGGGAAATATAAGTCTTCAATTTGCGCTCTTCCCGCCTGCACGTCCGTCAGCTTACACTCAATAACCACAACTCTCTTATTCCCGACAATCAGCAGATCCATCTGGCAATGCCCGGGCCCGTTCATGTCGGTAAACTCAAACCACTGCCCATGTTCTGCCCGTGGGATCGCCGCTGCAAGGGCTTTTTCATACCTTAAACCTGCAGCCTTCGCTCCTTTTGGTCGGGACTTTGGCAAATTCGCGGGGCGCAAACACATCGCTGCGTAATGAAGCCCCACGATATGGCGAAAGGTCACGGGCGAAGCCCCTTTTAGAGAGAAGTCTTGTCTTTGAGCTTGCTTACTGACGCACTTTTCGGTTCCACAACTGGAATAGAACAGATCAATCTGTCAATAGCCCGCATCAACGCAGCTTTTCCTTCCTCCGTCTGCAATTCCTCATAAGTAAGGATTAGTTGACGGACTACTTCACACCGCTGTGCGTAAGGATCTGCGTAGATGATTTCAGTGTCAGGGATCATTTCAACTTCACTCATTTCCGCCCCCTTCGACCTACGGGTGAAACCTTCTGGTCATAGTCGGCTCGAATAGCATTAAGCATCTTCACGCCGATTTCAACTGTCGGAGCGCACCACGCACGTCCACGGGAATTATCTGGTTCTCGCGGGTCCACAATCACCAAGGCCGCTGGGTGAATAGGCATTTTCTTCAACCCCAACGTCCGGGCGTATGTGTCTGCCAACTTATACCCGGAAACCCTGACCAACTGCGCACATATCCCGTCTGGACTTATGGTGCCCTCATCTCCACCAATATGCCTGTGTCCTGCGACAAGAATGTGATCTCGAAAGCCGGTAATAAGTTCCCTTTTGGGTCCGTGCATGGAGTTCCAGATCGAATGCCCCGGAAAGTCATGGCGAGCATGGATGCGTGTCACAACTCCGCAAGGCTGTTTGAGAGCCAGCCTGACACCATGATCTTCGTAGAGCGAGCCCACTTGCTTCGTGAACCATGCGACAGGATCACCCGACCCTGCCCAGAGATCATGATTTCCAGCAATAATAAACAACCAGTTGACGCTCTTGACCATCCATTCAACAAGCGTCCAGCTTTCCCGTGCCGTCACGCTCTGGTCTGCGTAGAGCCTTGCAAGTCGCCCGACCCAGTTGTTTGCAAGATCCCCGATGTTGCAGGCAAGGATGTGGGGGTGTTGCTGGGCTAGTTCGATGTGGGATTTCAAAAGGTGGAACGCGCAGCCGGGGTCGTCTATGTGTGGATCACCAAAGATCAGCAGCCCATAGGGCCCCTCAATATTCACATTGATGTCTATAAGTTCCCGCGCCTCATCTGCGGCGATCACCCTTTGGCTTTCCACCAAGCGATCTTGAATTAATTCCTCGATCTGTCTCGATCTGTGCGGGAGCGACGGGGCGCTAAATCGTCTTAAACTTTCCCGGTCTTTCATTTTATTCGTAAGAAAATGCACCCGTCGATGGGCTGTAACTTTATGAATTCCAAGTGCATCTGCGATTTTATAGAAGTCATAGCTCCCATCTGCCTTTTTGAACTTCCTCATCGCTTCTAGTGTTTTTTGTTGCTCCGCTTCTGAAATTGCTTTTTGTGCCACAATAACCTCCAACCCTTCCGGGCGGTTTGAGCGTCACTTCTTTTTCTTCACCTTTTCCGGGAGCTTTTTGGTCTTACCCTTGTCTGCGGCCTCAAATTCTTTCCCGACAGACTGTGGGATTTTCAATCGCTTGGCAGCTTTCGGGTCATGCGCCACCATCGCCATTAAATTGTGTTCGGCTTTGCTTTTTGACGGCATTGTGACAGTCCTTTCTGCAAGGTCCTGTATTTACACACAAAACCCGTGTCAAGTCAATTTTATATGTAATAACCTTCAAATTATCTTACACGGGATCTTCATATCTTCATCATGCTCATACACAGCACACAACCGGTGATAGCCATCTGCAATGATTAAAGCATTCGAAGAACGCACCAGAAGGAGGGGCGAGAGCTTTTTGTCATGTCTGATCTTGTCAAGGGTGTGTTCGACTTGATCGTTTGAAATGCCGAGGGGTGAAAGCCCGGAGGCCCGCAGAATGTCCTTCGCCTTGAAATGCGAGATCGGAGCAGACCGCAATCGGTCTATCATCACCTTTGCAGCTGCAGGCGTGATCAGCAACGACAAATATTCCGCCCCCGCCGGATAGTTGTGTTCTTCCGGTTCATCAAACCAATAAATCGCTCTTGTCATTTCTTCTTGCCTTTTGCCGTCCCCTTTGCAGCTCGCATGTTGTCTACAAGGTTCGGGTAAGGGCGTCCGGCAGCTTTCGCCGCAGCTTTTGCAGACGCCTTTTTAGCTGGTGACAGGGGCTTGGATTTGCCGAGGTCTTTCGGCCGGGGCTTTTCCCAGACGGGCTTAGATTTTGATGACATCACTCACATTCCTCTGCAAGAAATCGTTCCAGATACGTAGTAGCTTCAGATTTTCCTTCAGCTTCTAATAAATAGACTTTGGCAAATTCCAGCACTAATGGATCATCTCTAAAATGGCCGAGCCCTCGATTACAATGATTACACAGAATTCCTCTAATTTTGCCCGAATGGTGATCGTGATCTACCATTTTTTCGGAATTTGATTGAAAGACATATCCGCAAATCACGCAATCTGCAGTAGTTTCAATCAAATGTGCAAGTTGGTCATCATCCATTACCGCCCGAAAACGCCCACGACGATTTGCACTGCGATAACTTCCTCGGCAAGCACGACACCAACTGTCAAAGCCATCTTTTGTTCGATTATGCGGCGGAAAATCTTCAAGCGTCAACGCTTTCAGTTCTCCACAACGGGTGCAGACTTTCATTTACATTTCCATACCTTTAGGCTTTTATTAAGTCTCGACTCAGGATCTTTTGCTGCTTCCGGAAACTTTTTAGCCATCCCGCCCATTCTACTGCAAAAGGACTTTTTCCGTCCTGCGTCTTTTTCATTTTTAGGATTTGGGGCGGGCGGTTTAAGGTTGTGTCCTTCGGCCTTTGCGCTTGCGCGACCTTTCGCATTTAAGCCCCCTTTCGGATTTTTGCCTTCCGCTCTCTGCCATGCTGGTGTCTTCGCCATGTCTACCACCCTTCTCTTTTCGCCTGCGTTTGCGCAAGCCATTCCGCAGCTTCCGCTTCTCGATCTGCAATTTGTTTATCAATCATCGCCCCTTTTGTCTCCGCTATCTCCAAAGGAGATGGATAGTATGTAGGCTCGCGGGGCGGGTCGATTTCGCCGGCGAGGCCGGGACCTTCGGCCCCCAGCAACGTCTGCCCATTGTCCTCTCCTCTAACGCCTTCGGCGGGGAGAATATTCACACTTTGCGCATCGATGGTTTGCGGGGTTTCGCCGGTTGGGGAGACAAAGTTGATCTGGAGTGCTAGGCCCGCGCCGCCGGGACCTGCGACTTGGAGGGCCTGTTGTGGGGTCGGCCCGCCTTTCGCAGTTGCAATGCTGCGGTCGGCCATGGTTGTAAAGAGATCCATGAGTTCGCGTTTGGTGAACTTGTCCGGGTCAGCCTCAAAGCGTTCGGTCAATTCCTCAAGAACGCTGGTGCCAAGCGCTGCCATGCGTTGATGAACGTCGATGTAAACCTCGTTCAATTCTTCTGCGTAATAGGACACCAATTCCTGAAAGGCTGGGTCGTTTTTGAGATCAGAAATGCGGGGGGCTGTGAGGCCTGTTAGGTTCGAGCATTCGATGAGCGACTTCCCCGCCGCGACCGCTTTTGCCAGAAGATGGTGATTGTAGCGGAGCGTTTTGAGCTTCGGCGTAGCCCCGTCCTTCCGGGCTTCCCATAAAGACGCGATGTCGGTTTCCGCGAGATGCCTTGTGACGTTGTAGAGGATCGGGGCGGGGCGTCGGCCTCTGCCGGGGGGAACGATGACTTGCATGAACGGGGCTCCAGAGTTGCGTTAGCACCATCTGGGATTGAGTATAACATGGGCCTGTTATTATGCAAAGCGCCCGTCAGGGCGGGCACTAACGCTCACGCAAGGAGTCCATTAGGTCCATCACCTTTTTCTCGACTCCTATCATTTTGGGTGGGGCTAAGCATTACAACAATCCCTTCAAAGGCCAGTCCCCGGGGGGTAAATGCTGGGATCGAAAACGCTGAAAAAAGTAGGGGAACTCCCCTACTCTTCCTGATATACTGCGGATGACTCGTCACGGAACTTGAACCGAAAGATAACTGGTAATCCAAATTGTTCCCCAGTATCATCAAAATCAACCCTAACCGTCCCGTCGAGTGCCGTTGCCAAATCAACTACGTCAAATTGAACTTGGGCTATCGTCGCGGCATGTAATAACGAGTCGAAACTCGCCGCTAATGTGCGTGAATTCATGATCTTATTCCCCATGTCAAACAACAAATCACCAACTGGTGACAATAGGATAATGACAGGTTAGGCCCATCATGTCAATAGGGTAGGGCAACAATTATCACCAATATTCACCCATCATGCACATGGGTATCATTTTTATAGGCCTTGCGCTTTTCTGTCCATAATGGGCCTAACCTACAACCCATTATATATTCAGTATATAATGGGTTTAACCTTCTATTCTCTATATTTTTTTTTCACACTAGGATACATCCAAAGCACCAAGCACAAGGTTAAACCCATTACAACCCCAAAGCACACATAGCGACCAAAAATAATACCCATAAACATCACCCCAAAATAAATGTGACTTTTATTGCCCTACCATATTGACACGCCTTTCCCATATCTATAAGTTAAACCCATCAAATCGATGCGAGTCGTTTTGACATGGGCAACCCGCCCAAGCTATTTGACAATCTAATCAACAACATAGGAGTCGAAAATGACTAATCTTAACGCGCGCCTACAATTTCAATCCTTCGCCGTTAATGCCGATGAATTGCCTCAACAATCCATCGACGCGCTATTGCAATTAGGGTTTTCTACCAAAATCAAAAACGCAATAGCGGGTGTTCGGGCGGGTGTATTAGGCACGGGCGCAACGCCTTGGTCGCAAGATGATATACACGACGCGGCAGTTGACGCGGGCCTTTCGACATGGGGGCCGAACGAAGAAACGGCGCAAGCCATTTGCGACCATTTCCAACGTGAAATGTTCGAAGCAATTCGGACAGGTATCTCAAAATCTTCCCGCGCAACCAAGCCAAGGCAATCGCCCGATGAGGCAATGCGCGAAGCAATCGGGATTGAGGAATTGGTCAAATGGTCAAAAGAAACTAATCGCGCACTACCAAAACGTAGCACCCCTGAGGGCAAGAAAGCATTTTTCGAATTGCTTGCTAAAGCCCTCACCAAGCCAAAATTCGCGGCACGAGTAGAACAAGAATTTTCGCGCCGTAATGCAATCAAATCACTCGATCTTGACGACTTGATCGACTAACCAACAAGCGCCGGGGTTGTTACACCCCGGCCTTTTCTTTCCCCACAAATGGAGTCACCAAATGACCGTGTTCGAACTTGTAGAAATGCTAAAAGAATTCAACCCCGACGCTGAAATCTACATTCAAGGCGAAAACTATCAAGATGAAGGCTTAACATCCCCAAGCCTCGTGGTGAATAAAGTAGCAGATGAATTCGTCGTGATTTACTAAAAACTGGCGGCAATCAAATGGCGGCGGCAATCAACTGCCGCCATTTCCTTTTCACCCACGGAGCCAAACATGCAACACGCGCAGCAATTGGAAACATTCATAACAACCTATCCCGGCAAGCCAGCCTTTTACGAGGTTATACGGCTGGCTCAGGAACTCGACCAAGCCGTCACAATGGTGGCAGATAATGGTGGCTTAATGGTTTTTGACTTCGCAGATAATTCCACGACTTCAGTTGAATACAAATAACATTCACGCCCCCGCCAGAAATGGTTGGGGGCAATTCCTACTGGCAACCACAAAAGGAGTCCACAAATGGCAATAACTCAAGAGCGCATGATAGCACTCATCACGGCGGCAAGGCAGTGCAAAGATTGCGCCCTAACCTACCAGCGTTTCATAACAACCGAGATCAAAAATCTCCCAACAAACCCAGAACTCGCTGACGTAATGGTGACGCTCCGCGCAATCCAGACGCTCGCCCTCACCAACTCTATCCCGATGGAGGCTGCGGAAATCCTTGCGAGAGAGGAGGAGCATTTCCGACTCATGGCGGCAAAGAACAAGCGGGCGGCGGCATATGCAAAGCGCAAGCGAGGCGTTCCCGCCAACAATCTCGCAGATGTCCCCGAACTATCTGGCCTCAAATCCCCCACAGCACCAAAAACACTCGACAGATTTAAATACGCCTCCCTACAGGAGATTGTAAAACCTCATCCCTCTCACCCAAATCAACCTCCTGCCACCAACTGGAGCCCAGACGACGATCTCATCCAGCACAAAATCAAAATCAACGAGGCGCACAAAAAGGCCAACATGCCGGAGCCATACCCCGACGTTTACGACTCCAACACACCTCTCCGCGACGACGACTGCCGCGCATTAGGCATACCAGTTCTATCTGACGACGAACTATTCTAGCGCATAAAATAATGGGCCCAGCGTAAGGTTAAACCCCTTGACGTTAGGCCCATTATATGCCATAAAAAGATAGCGCATAAAAAGCGCACAGCGACCCTTCAGCAGTTGGACTATCGCAGATGGCAACAAACAACTCCTACAACAAACACTTCAGCAGAATGCGTAAAGGCAAGCAGGAAATCTTCGCCTATTACGAGGCGCAACCTGCCCACGTTCGCGCATGGTTTCAGCAGTTCCCCGCCAACGTCTGGCCCGACGGCTTCGGCAGCATCGAGCGCCTCATCCCCGACAGCGAAGCTCGCCACCTTGCGGGCCTCGAAGCAGTCTGGGGCCCTGACCATCCAGCAGTTCAAGACGCGAGACAAAAAATCCATGTCAAGCGTGGGAAGGTGCAGCGCGTGGCAGACCTTAACGACCTCGACGACTTCGACTTCTAACAGGAGCCCAACATGACCCTACAAGAACAACTGACCGAAATCTGGAACCGCCGGGGAGTCGAAAACCCCGGCAACATCAACATCTGGGCTCTTGAAGGCGAACGCCTTTCAGTCAAGCCTGGTGCAAAGCGCCGCCCCGCTTGGGACAAAGCACTGCTCAAACGTGCCAAGCGCGACCTTCCCAACTGGTATGCAAACAAGTCCAAACCCTACTGACAGGAGATCCCAATGTTCTGGTTCAAACACAAATCTCAAATCGCAGCACTTCAAGAGGAAGTCTGGACGCTCACCAAAAAGCTCGAAGAGCTTGAGTCCTTCATCCACTCCGACGCTTTCCATGAGCTGATCGAGAGCCGCTTTGATGAGTCCAAGTTTGATGATCTCGCACAAGAGGCTGTCGAGCGCTGCGTCGAAAACGCTGATCTCCACATCTCAGTGAGGTTCTAATGGACTCCTTCATCCAACACACAGCCGGAGGTGTGCTATTCTCCGGCCCCGACGCCGTTCGCCTTCAGCAAGCCATCACTCTCCGCTCTGCCATAAAAATGTATGTGCGGAGCGGCGGGCAGATCATTCCAACTCGCGGGATGGGCATCACCAAAATGCTCGCCCTGACCACCAACATCACTGGCAAAAAATACAAACGCACTCAGACTGAGGACGCCATGCGCGACCTCCACATCTGGATTGAAACCATGAAATCAGCCCTGCCAATCTTCGAGGAGCATCTACAATGAGCAAATACAACGGCTGGACAAACTACGCCACATGGCGAGTCAACTTAGAGTGCTTTAGCGACGGCGATCTTTCTGACTTCGGCGGGGAAGCTGCAGCCCTGTCCCCATCCGACCTTGCTGAAGAACTTAAAAGCTATGTGGAGTATCATGTTGAAGAAACCAGCGAAGGCCTTGGACAGTCTTACGCTTTCGCATTCCTCATGGATGTGAACTGGATTGAAATCGCCCAGCACCTGATCGACGATTACAAAGAGGAGACTGCGGCATGATCGAGATCGAGATCGACCCTCACGCCTTACAGGAGGTTACAAGGCTCATGGGCTTCTACATGGAAGACTGCCACCAACTCGACGCAGCCCTCCTCAAAGAAGCTCTGTCCGAATTCCAATCTGCGCTCGACGATTATGCCGAGCGTCAATACATCCTACGCACAACATACTAGGAGCCCCAATGCAAACCTTCTTACCCTACGCAGACTTCGCAGCATCTGCCCGTTGCCTCGACCGCCAGAGGTTAGGCAAACAACGTGTAGAGACTCTCCAAATACTTAATGCCCTGACAAACCCGCGCTACGGCTGGCAGTCACACCCCGCCGTCAACATGTGGCGTGGCTGCACACAACTCCTTTGCACCTACGGGATCGAAATGTGCCGTGAGTGGCTCCGTCGTGGCTACGAGGACAACACCGGCCCCAAAATCGCAGCCTTCTTCGACTCTTCCGACTCAAACCCCGCCAAACCCTATTGGCTCGGCCTTGAGGCAGTCCACGCCTCACATAGAAGCAATTTGTTGCGGAAAGACCGCGCCCACTACGCTCAATTCAATTGGACAGAGCGTGATGACCTTCCTTACTTCTGGCCGGTCTAACGACCCCCTGTCACCTTCGCACTACATAGGAGCCAAATATGTCTACTACACACGCCAATATCTCCCTCATGGGCTTTGACTTCGAACTCGAAATTGAAATCCAAGTTCGCTCTTTCGGCACCGCCCCGTCCGGCCAGTTCAACGGGCCCCCTGAGAACTACGACCC